TATGTTAGTATGCTACATTGTAGCATACTGTTGCTGTCAAACGCCAACAAAGATTTGGCTTAGCTGCCATTCGCAGTATGCTAGATCTTTTCTATGATATACGAGCCGAGCGCGCATACTCATTGTGTTCCAGTCTCTTGCCAACAATACGAGCCAAGCATATTTTTCATTCATGGTGTTACCCCTCTTCAATTTTTTTGCTCTTAATTGAGCCGGTCACTCTCTTACCTCTATATATATACCCTCTTCATACATAAGACAAGCTTTTTTTTGCTTTTTTCGCTCTTTATTCGTCAAAAGCTTATAAGTAGTTGATTTACTAGGCTAATTTATTTTATTGCCGGTTGTTATCTATTGTACGCCATATGCCTAGCCATTCAATGTATCTTTACCTAACCATTCAATGTATCTTTACCCTTTAATGGCACCTTATTTTATTCGGTTTATAAGGTATAAACACTATAAAAACCGAACAATATAAGGTTAAATGGTTGTTTAACCTTATATTATTCGGTCAATTGTTGCTTCATCTATTTGTTATTCGCATGATTTGTGCTCTCTTAAGTGGTTGTATGCCTTGATGTCTCCGGCTTGTCACGGTCAATTTAAGCGGGTTTAAACGGTCGGATGTTGAGCGCTTTTAGTTGATCTAACGTACCAAGACAAGTAGTGTTAGTCTACTCTATCATCGTTAGGCCAGGCTATCAGTGTTAGGCTACTCTATCATCGTTAGTCTATCCTATCAGTGTTAGTCTATCCTATCAGTGTTAGTCTACTCTATCATTGTTAGTCGGCACTAACAAAGACGTATACCTTACGTTAACGTAAACGTCAAGGGGCCCCCTATCGGGTCCCTCTTCAACTTAGAAATATTTTAGAAGAAATGTATGACAAACCGACTCGGCCTAAAAATAAAATGCTTGACAAACATCGATCGAGATGTCAATCTTAGTCCATGAAACTGCCAAAAGAGAAATTACGCAACAGTCTAACCGTGAGGTTAGCCGACAAGGACCACGACGACTTCCTCCGCCTCACAGGAAGGTCTTACAGCTCGACGCTTCGGGAGTTGGTGAAGGCATACATCAGAAGCCGAGCCAAGCCATGAAGATCGACCTGAGCACAAAGATTGAACAACATCTCCAGAGGCTGGAAGACCTTGCCGTGGAGACCGAGGAGAACGAGGCTGAAAGTTTCAGTAGCCGGGCCACAGCTCTCAACTCCCTGTCAACAATGCTGCGCGAGTTGACCAAGACCCAGGAACTCATTTGGAATATGCAGCGCATGCAAAAGGTTGAACGTATAACAATCGAGGTAGTTAAAAAGTACCTGAGTCCCGAGCAGTGCGAGGTATTCCTTCAAGACCTGGAGACAATTTTAGGGGAACCGCAACCTTGAACAGCGACCACTACCTAAAACGTCTACGGGCGGGCCTTAGACCGGATACGAACAGCCTTGTGCGATTTATTCAAGATGAGACATACCTCAACCTTAAACCTTATAGTTTCAAGGGTCACGAGTATCAGCAATACTTCGTAGAACTGATCGAAAAAGACCAAAACGTAGATATCACAGCAGAAAAATGTAGCCAGATAGGCTTATCAGAAATCTGCTTCAGGATTTCATTAGGCTTGATGGCTCTCCACCCTGGGTACGCTGTCGCATATCTGATGCCCTCCGTCAGCCTGTCTAACGAGGTGCTGAAAACTCGGATGAATTCTATAATCATGCAGAGCCCAGCCTTGAGATCCCTCATCTCTAAGGACGTTGACTCCGCATCTGTTAAAATGTTCACATCAGGGTCAATCCTCTTTGCTCTGGGAGCTTCAACCAGCTCTGGATCCACCCTGATCAATCGACCTATATCATTAGCCTTAACCGACGAGATGGACCGCTGCTCCAAAGACACTCACACCGGTCTACGGTCCAGGCAGAAGCATTCAGTATTCGGAAAACCCTGCATAGCAGTATCCACCCCCACTGCCCCGGACATAGGGATAAACGCGGAGGCCAAAAACCGACAATTACATTACCAGATCATTGTCTGCCCCTATTGTAAACATGAGTTCAAGCCAGATTACTACGAGCAGATCAGATTACCAGGATTCAACGACCCCATCGAGACATTGACAGCAGAGAAACTAAGGTCTTTAAACCTTGATACTACCCTGGCATACCACGAATGCCCCTCCTGCAAGAGGGATTTAGCTGGAATAGGTCCAGATCCGCTGAAATGGGTAGTCGAAAACAGTCATTTAACAGGGATCCACCTTAGGATTTCTCCATTCGCTGCGGCATCTTTCGTTACCCCTGCTGATTTAGTGGCTTCCCAACTGAAGTATTCTTCTCGGGTAGAGTTTGAAAACCAGGAGTTAGGGTTACCAGCTAGATTAATTGATTCCTCAATCGACGTCTCTAAGATTCAGTTCACCAACGACGACGCCCCAGAAGGTGTCAGGGTGGCAGGCTTGGACCTGGGAAAAGTATCCCACTGGGCAGAAGGAGTAATCACTCCCACAGTAATCTTCGTTGACACAATCACACTGCTGGACGTAGAGCAGCTCGAAAGTGAGGTGTCCTTGATTATAAACCTGCACAACATAGCCTCAATTGTATCAGATGCAATGCCGTTCCTGCCTCTGATTCATAGGTGGTGCGCTCGTCACCCCCAACTGTGGCCAGCATACTATGTCGATCCGGTAAAGCCTATGCCGGAACTGTATAAACTGAAGTCTAGCACCGAAGAGGTTGTCCGACAAGTTTCAATAAATAAAAATTTGATGTTCGATTCTCTAGCGGAAGCCCTGATGACAGGAACGATAGTATTCAGGCACTCACAATACGACTCCATCCTCACTCAACATATCGGAGCGATGCGGCGGGTACGAGATCACAAGTACGCAGATCTACGTTATAAGTGGGTGAAACCAGATAAAGGGGAAGACCATCTGTGGCACACTCTCTGTTATCTGTTCATGGCATCAAAACTGATCAGGCAGGGGATGATGTGCAGTTTGGTGATGCCCACAGCCGCTTTATTTCACACATTCAAGCTAAAGGTTGACTTGTGATTCGTTGCCGCCGTTTCAACTCGTCCCCGATCAAGCTTATAGACCTTTTCAAAACACACGAGGGGGCCATCTTTCGGTACTTGTTAAGCATTTCCCAGAGCTCTTCCACGGTTTTGTCATTAAGTTTCATTTTTTCCTCCATTTTAGGCAACATTACAATATTTCCATTGACATCCAAGCAACACTAAGATACGATCAGGCTAGGAATGTACACCTAATCTCTAAAAAGGGCAATGATGGGAATTTTCTCAGACCTGTTTGTGAAGAAAAAACCAAAAGCTGGCGGCTTATACGTGCCGAAGTACCTGCAGAAGGTCCGGGTTGGTAGCCAGCTCCCTGATAACAGGACCAATACCACAAATACCGACCTTACTACGCTGAGGAATGGGGCCAACACTGAAGCAGTCGTTCGAGATTACGCGAAGAACAGCCCTGACGTCTCTCATGCCCTGGAGAGCTTGACTCGATTCATCATTACTGATTCTTTCACGGTAGTCGCAAAAGGTCTGCAAGATGACACTATTGACCCTGCGGTTACCACCTTGGTGCAGACATTCGCCGCCCGACTGAATAAATTACCCGCAAGCCCTGAAGGCTTTAGCCCACAGGGAAGTATAAACTCCATCAGCGAATCCCTGATCAGCCAGCTGCTGACGAATGGAGCGTGCTGTGCAGAGTTGGTGCTTGACAAAGCCCTGCTTCCGTCTCGCATCCAGCCTATCTCAACCAATAATCTCAAGTATGAGGCTAAGGGGTCCCGGTATATTCCGTATATCCAGGACAGTAGCGAGATTATTTACCTTGACTCTCCTGCAATTGCTGTCATATCACTCAGTCAAGACCCTGAGACTCCCTATTCTACCAGCTGGTTCAAAGCAGCGATTCAAGCAATTGTATCAAATGCGGAGTTCACCAACGACCTGCGAAGGTCTTTCAGGAAGGCATCCCTGCCACGGGTGAGTGCATCAATCGACCTGGAAAAATTTAAGGCATCTCTCAGCCCTGATGTGATGTACGATCAGATCAAGTTAAAGACGGCACTTGATGGATTTTTATTGAGCCTTGATGATAAGCTGAACAGCCTTAATCCTGAAGATGCGATAGTAAGCTTCGATTTAGTGACCATCTCCCATCTCGCAGCGGGTAACATCAGTGCTCACGAGAGTGTGAATACCCATGCGGGGATTCTCAACGGACAGATGTCAGCAGGTTTACATGTCTTGCCGTCCATCCTCGGACGAGGAGAGTCTCAGACGACAGCATCGACCGAGACGGTGCTCTTTTTAAAAATCGTCGAGTCCCTGCAAGGACGTCTGAACGAGCTCTACTCCTACCTCTTTACGCTCGCAGCACGACTTCAGGGGCACGACGTAACTGTTACCTTTAAATACAAGAAACCAAGCCTTAGGCCCGAGATGGAGGAAGAGACCTTCCTGGCTGTACGCCAGAGCCGGATACTTGAGCTTCTCTCGCTAGGTTTAATTTCCGATGAAGAAGCATCAATCCAGTTGACAGGGGATCTGCCATCAGGTAACTTTACTCCACTGTCAGGGACAGGGTTCAAGGGTAAAGTGGCTGCACCTGACACTTCAAATCCTTACTCGAATACCAGTGTTAGTGGAGACCAGCTGAATAACACACAAGATCAGAAGGATAGGAAGAAAGGCTCCACTCAACCTAAGACCAACGGGACTACAGGATGAACAAACTATACTGCGTAGCAGCAATCTATGCTGAAGAAATGAGGTTGCTGGAGGAACAGCAGCACAAGTTTTTGCTTGAACGTGAGTCGTACAGCGTTTCCTCCAACGAGAAAGACGATTCCGTTGACCGTCCTTATCAAGTGATTAACGGAATTGCCTTGTACTCCATCCAAGGGAAGATGTTGTCTTCAAGTAATTTATTTACCGACTTTTTCGGTATCGCCACCTATGATGGCATCAGCGATGCTCTGTCAATGATGGCACATGATGATGAAGTAACTCAGATCTTGGCCTCTGTAGACACGCCTGGGGGCTCAGTGTCGGGCATTAGCGATGTAGCCGAGGCTTGGAGCAGGGTCAACGCAATAAAGCCCATCACAGTCCACACACCGGGGATGCTGGCATCAGCGGGGGTGTGGCTGACGTCCGGCTCGACAAAGATTTTTGCAAGTGAGACTGCTGACGTCGGATCTATTGGCGTCATTATGCAGCATATAAGCCAGCAAGCCATGCTGGACAAGGCTGGGATTAAGGTTACTGAGATTAAATCCTCCCCTTTGAAGCACATTGGATCCCCTGCAAGAGATCTGTCAGATGATGACAAGGCCCATCTCCAGCAGAAAGTTGATGAATCCAACACACTTTTTCAACATCAGATGTATCGGAGCCGGGCAGGAATTAGTGCAAGTGCCTTCTCCGGGGCAACTTTTTCAGCAACCGAGAGCCAGAGGCTGGGCCTGACTGACGGCGTCATGAGCTACTCAAGAGTTTTTGAACAGCTGTCAGCATTAGTCGGCAGTGATAATAAACATTCATACATGGAGGAACTAGGTATGAAGAGAAGAGTTACAGCAGCAATGGCTGAAGCTGCAATCACAGCCGGAGCGGATCCAGATAACCTGGAAATCGTAGAACAGGAAGTATTTGACGGGTTAGTCGTAGAAGGGGAGGCAGTCCCTGAGATTGGCGTTTCCGAGGCAGAGCTTCAACTCACTGCCCAGGTAACAACCCTGAGTGAGGAACTTCTCACCGCGAACAGCCAGATCACAACCTTGACGGCAGAGCTTGCAGTGACCCAGCTAAAGTTAGAAGCCTCTAAATCTGACCCCCTGCGCAAGATCGCTGAAGAGCGGCTGGGCGTGATGAGGGTTGCCCTGGGCCTGAGTAAAGTAGACTTCACAGATTTCTCTGTTGCATCTCTTGCTACCGAGTATGCCGCAGTAGACATTCAGTTCAAGAAAAACTTTCAGGCCGGGGGACTTACGAAGCCTCGGGAAGTGATCCCTGAGAAGAAGAAAGCAACTATCACCAGTATAGATACGGCCCGTTTCACAGCAACCGGCCTTAAATAAACAGCCAATTTAACGGAGGAAATCCACATGGCAAAATTCAGATTACTGCCGACTGTTGACGTCAGCGGGTATTTCACAGCAAAAGTAAAAGGGGCGATTAAGGATGTAGACGTCCGCAAGCCTGTTCGCCTGTCCGTCGACGTGCCGGACACATATCAACTTGCAGCAGATGGAGAAGCAATAGATGCCTTTATCGTTGCCATCGATCCAGCAACATCCGACGGCAAAGCCCTCTGTACCTTGAATGGTAGCGGGCGGGTTCGTTGTAAGGCTGACGGGGGTTTGACTATTGGTGCTCTTGTCGAAGCAGCGGCTAATGCTGTTGCAGGTACAGCCAATGCTGGAGGGCTTCCTATAGTATCAGCGAAAGCTGTCGTAGGTGCAAATATAGCAAATGATGCAAGCGGAACATTGATTGCCGCAGCAGTGAATGCGATTTTGGCTGAAGCACAACTTTCAGTTCCAATCTGGCGGGTGGTTTCTAGTTCTGCTGCTACCGGATCTGTTCTTGATGCCGACGTAAACGTTATTATTGAGCGCATAATCTAAGATAAAGGAGAAATACAAATGCCTAGTTTTATTGACAAAACCGGCGCTCAGCAGGAAGTCACACTCAGTGCTGACATCTTTCGAGCTGCCCACGATTCCGACCAGACTGTACGTCAGTACGTCAATACTCAGTATCCGACGTGTTCAGAGACTGAGACCTTCGTCCAGATGCTGGCATCTGAAAAGATGTTTTTTAAATCTGACCCCCGCCACGGGACAAGCTCAACCCCTCTGCGGACCATCCTGGATCCACCGATCTCTAAGGAAGCTGGAAATACTACTTCGACGAGCCCTGTTCAATCACGTATCTTGTTTCCAGCGGCGATTTTGAGTCTGGTGGAATCGGCTATGATGACTGACAGGCAGTCGCCCGTTACAGCGTTCAATAAGATGATTGCTATCACGACGACTATCAATTCGGCAAGGGCAGAACAACCGGTCCTTACTTACTCTGGTCTTGATGGCCCTGAACAAACAAGGGCGCAGCAGATTTCCCAGCTGTCCCTCCCTGCAGCGATGCTTACGATTACAGCTGCAGATAGAACAAGGACTATTCCGACTTATAGTCTTGGTCTTGCAATAAGTGATCAAGCAATGGCTTACACCAGCCTTGATCTTGTTGGTCTAGCTATTACCCGGCAGAAAGAGATCGAGATGTTCTTACGTGCCGGCGAGTCCGTTCTCGATATGATTAATGGTGATTTGGACAATGGACAGAGCGCCTTGACAGCTGTTGAAGCTAAGTCTTTTGATGCTCTTGTTACTGCTGACGGAACGATAAGTCATAAGGCTTGGATTAGCTGGCTGTACTCCTCAATGCTAACTCGTCGGATTGACTATGTAATCGTAGATTCTATAGCCACTGCGATGGCCATAGAGAATAGAGCTGGCAGACCAGTGGTAGTTGGAGACAATCCATCTTCGTCCAGAATTGATACCGTGGCGGAGTTGTACTACCCGTCGCTGGCTGCGAATGTCAAGATTTTTGTGGCTCCGTCTGAGTGGGGGTTACCGGCTAACTCGCTGCTCGGTATCCAGTCAAATGCTGCGATTGCAAAATTGGTAAACAGTTCAGCTGATTACCAATCTTCAGAACGTTGGGCTCTCCGTAGAGGTGAAGCAATCCGGTTCGACTTTGGAGAAGTGATGTACAGGCTCGACGATGCAGCTTTCTCTTACATGACATTAACCGTGTAAGTTCAAGTGGTTAGATAGTTTGAAGCCCAATAAGTTAATTCTTATTGGGCTTTGTTCGTTCCATGTTGTCAACAACTATTTACCTTGACCGTGGAACCTCGTTAGGCTATAATTTTAATTATCGGCATTCGTCCAAATTCAAAAGGAGAGTCCCCCATGGCAATTACAAAGAAGTTAAAGATTGAAGATCCCACTGAAGAAAAGGTAGAGCATAAGATTAGCATCACCAAACCGGTCAAACGTTTTACAGCGGTAAGAGTTGCCCAATTTCACCCTTACCAGAGAGTCAGAATCCCTGTAGGCTCCCCGGGAGTAATCCTGGAAGACGATTCATGGGTGAAGTGTCAGGTTGAGGCAGGCATCTTAGAGGAAATATAAGTTTCACTCTTCATTCTGAAACCAGGAGATTTAGATGGTTGATGACATCCTTGATTATATCGAAGCCTACGACAACATCCGGGCGGTCTGTGGCCTCAACAAGCAAGAGCTCCCTGATGCCACACTGGGTTTAGCTGTCTACAGAAATAAGTTGAGTGTCACCCTCCTGAACATTAGCGGGGAGTATGCACCGGCAACAGTGGACCAGAATCTTGAGACCATCTTTAATCGGTTGCCCTCCACGGATGAAATGTACGTTGTCATCCAGCAACTGGCAATCTACACAGTTGCTGATGCAGTCTTGGATTCTGTCGGCCTGCGAGCGTACAAGAGTTTGATTGACGGCAAGGCTAATATAACTCGGTTCAGTTCGGAAGCGACCTACATGGGAGTCCGGCAGGCGGTAAAGGAAAATATCAGCCAGGTACTTGCAAATCTTGTCGGGTTATTTGATCAGGTTGGGGCCCTCCAGGAATATGTGGCGGTGGTCAGCCCTAACATCGATCTTGTTATTGGTGGCGCATGATAGCCGCGAAGTTAATTAGGTTCCAGCAGGATGAAGAGTGTACCCGGGGAGTTCTTACAGTCGAAGACAGATTTGTCTGTATGACACTGGAACTCCCATGGAAAGAGAATCAACAAAACGTTTCTTGTATTCCTGAAGCCGACCACTATCTTTGCAAGCGGGGGCAGTCTCCGCACTTCGGGGGGGCTTTTGAAGTGATTGATGTGCCAGGGCGGGACCATATTCTTTTCCACACAGGAAACACACCTGCGGACAGTGAAGGTTGCATCTTGGTGGGGAGAACTCTGGAGCCTAACCTCTGTTTTATCAGGGACAGTAGACTTGCACGAACCACTCTCATGAACGCTCTGAACGGGGTAGATGAATTCCACCTCACCATTGTAGGGGTTAATCATGGAACTTCGTAATGTTGTAACTCTATTTGCTACAGAGTCATTCATCGACGTTTATAATCCCACTGTGATTTTCTTGGGCAAGCTGAACCCTTTTGCTGAAGTGACCAATTCTGGAGCGGCTTCCCAGCGCAGGATACTTGAGACTCCAGACGGTGTAACTATCCCAGTCCAGCGGATTGTTCGGTCTCCATCAGGGGAGAAGTTCATTGTTGCTGACGCTAATGTAGATTACTGGGACAGCCAGGTTATCCGTTATAAGTATCCAGTCTACCCAGTGGATACGATCGGGATGGTTGGAAGCATTGGTGAGACTTTAGCGGGGGCCCAACCAGACCCCGCTGTCTATGCCTACCCGTTCTATATAGGTCGAGAGGCGGCTGCAGAAGAGATGTCTGACTATCTGTCGCGGTTTGAGTTATACTTCTCTTCAGTGAAGGTTTTTCATCGTGGACAGATTCTAAAGTTCGGGACAGACTATTACCGATTTAAGTCCGATACGTCGGTTGACGGGGCAGGTTTTGCTGTGGCCCTGGCGGTTAAGCTTGAGACTCCTATGCAAGCATTTACCATCAAGACCGCAGGCACTGTTTACGATTCAACGACAGACAGTTATGTTCAGACAATACAAACAGGTGTGAATTGTTTCGTAGAGCCCCTTTTTCAAGACTATGAATTCGTGACCCCCTCATTCACCAAGATCGAAGTAGGGGATTTGGCTATCTCTGTACTGAAGGCAACTTTAACTCTTGCGGTTAATGATATGATTGGAGATTATAAGGTGCTGAGCATTCGCACGGCTTCTGATTATGTTACCTGCCAATGCAGGAACATGGGGGGTTGAGCACTATGATCAGAGTTTCTGCAGATCTCAAAGCTCAAGCCAGATTTCTTGGCCTGGTTGGGCAAGCTTTGTATCAGGTCGCTGGCACTGTAATCGCTGATGGTATATGGGAGGAGTTCGAGCAGTTGGTTTATGAGACTGCCCAGTACACTGGGTCGACTGCGGCTAGTTGGAATGTTGCTACCAAGGGGGCAGGCTCTCATGGGCAAGTCGCGGTTATGGGTCTTGGGCCGGACCAGGAACCTTTACAGGTGGGGCATTCAGTTGCGGTTATGGTCGCCCTGAACCGGAATACGATGGAGGGAAACCTTGATGACCTACGAGCAGGGCAGAAGGGGGCACTCACGGGGGGCATCAATGTTTGGAACGAAGCCCCAGGTGCTGAAGTATCTCAGACAGGGCCATTGCGGAGTGTCAATGATTCTGCTATAGGTTCGTTTGATAGGTTTAAAGCTCGGGTGGCGGAGAAAGTTTTCCTTCCTCTAGCCCAGGATTACACGGTTGAACAACTGGTCGCCATGGCTAAGGCGGGGACAAAACTATGAGCCTCACACTACTCGAAGATGTCAGGCAGGCGGTGATCAGCGCGTTTCAGACAGCCCACGCTGTGAGCTACTCCGCGACCAAAGTCAACTATCCAAACCTTGTTGTGGTTGATCTCGAACATCAGGTGGCACCATTTGTTTCTGTCGAACTAGACCTGAGTAAGGTGACGAGAGCAGCCTTGGCGGACACTGAACTCCTCGTGCCCGGAGTCCTTCAGGTGTACTTCTACTACAGAGAGGGCACCGGCACCTCCGGTGCCCTCAGATATACGGATTCCCTGAATACTAATCTCTGTATGCGCCAACATGGGGCGATCTACTACCACGCGGTTAAGCCTATGCCGGTTACTACATTCCCAGCGTGGGTTGGGTTGCTCAACTACATCAAGTTTGATTTGAACAAAGCCTGCGTTTAACACGTTTCAAAGTCCCCCCACAAACCGGTCAGTCACAGGGTCATAGTCCTTGCTCCGTCGCTTACTAAATAAATCGTTTAGTGCTTCCCGGAGAAGGTCCGACATGCTGCGGTTTTCTTTAGCTGATAAGCTTCTAAGATTCTCCCACATTTGGTCTTTGATTATCATGCTTCTTGCTTTTGTGTTTGCCATTTTGAGTCCTTCTTGTTGAGTTTGAGTTCCCACTTCTTTTTACCGCAATCCCAGATGCGAAAATAACCGTTCGCGTGACAGTTTTCTACTTCTGTAAGTTTTGGATCGTAGTTAAAGTTCTTTCTTGTTTTCATAGCTAAGTGCTTGAACTGCGATTTATGGTAGATTAAATCACTTCGAGTATAGGCGTAGTCTGGCGGACAGGTTTTGGTGTGAGTAAAGCCCAGTGCTTTATAGACCTCTCCGGTAAACCACCTGTTATCAGAGTACGAGATTACACATTCGATCTCTTGATGGTCTCTGGTGAATGCCTTCAACAACTTAGATGCTCCACCGACTACCTGACAGTTGAACACCATTCTTCGAAGCTCCCAGCGCAAGGGGTTTTTGTTTCCCCGCTCTGATGTTGCTTTGGAGAATGAAGCTACTCCTAACAACTTGCCATCTTTGAACAGGCCGTAAGAAGTGCAGCCTTTGACGGCTCCTTGAAGGTGGAGTTCGTTAAGCATTGATTCCGCTGTTATCTGTTCCACTGGAGCTGCAGTAGTCTTTCTCGCAAAAACTTTTTCTATCTTCCCAGCTTTAAATTTTACAAAGTTTATAATTTTACTCGCGGGAATCGTGCTATTAAAGTGAACAAGCTCGACCCCTTTGGCAGCAGCTAGTTGTTGTTTCTCTATCATGTGCCACTTTGACTTCTCATGCCAACGTTCTGAGTGCCAGTACACCCCATTGTACTCTATGCCAAGATTTAGATCTGGGACATAGATATCGATCTCTTTTCCACCTAACACCCTTCTTTCATTGTATATTGTAGGTAATCCCATTTCAATGATTGAGCTGGATATAAGTCTTTGGACAAAGCTATCACACCTTGGAGAGCACTTCGGACAGGAGTAAAATTCCGGGTGGCATCTAATGTTTGTCATGTTAGTTTGGAACTCGGCATTGTGTTCCTTACATATCAAGGTGAAAAGATCAACGCCTCCGGAATATTCAAACTTTTCGAATGAGAGCCTCCCGGGGAACAGACTTTCTATTTCTACGATGACATCTTCTGGTTTTCGTAAGTAGTTTTTAGACGTCTGTTCGTCCCTACATTTGATGCAGCCACTGCCCTTGAATACGTGAGAGGCCAACAATTGAGACTGTTCTCCATGTACAGGGCAGTTGTATGTTATTCTCCTATGTTGTGTGCGAGAGACATCCTCTATCAAGGTGATGCTTAGGTATTCATATTTATTATCATGAGCCTTTCTCCCTTTAGCAAACCACTCTTCATCCGTATCTGATTTACTTTTACGCTTCAGGATCTGCCCACATGCAGGGCAACCACCAGCATCGAAAGTGTGCAAGTGCCTCGATGGCTCAGCCCAGAATTCTCCATGCTCAGGGCAGGACATTTTCATAGGTTTTCGATGTCCTTTGAAAGTCGAATAGTCATAAGTAAATTTATTATTAAATTTTTTGGGGGCCTCGACTTTGAATATCTCCAACAAGGCTACCCCTTGTTTAGCCTTGCCTTTTACCCGGTTGCAAGTGGGGCAGCTTTCTGTTCCTGTTCGGAACAAAGTGGTAGGATTACGGACAAACTCCCCGTGAATTCCGCAGGTCAGTATCAACTTTGTGTTATTCACAGGGAATTACCCAAGCCTAAAGGCCAAAACAATAATGTACTTTTTTTCATGTACGGTTACCCCGAACTCTTTTGTATGGTGACTCTCTTTATGCCTATGCATAGTACCCATTGAACCCATTGATGTCAAGCATTTATTTTATTTTTTATTTTGACTACCAGCTTAACCTGTGGTAATGTTGAACTATCAATCGATTGATCCTCCATGGTGGGGGAGATGCACAGGACAAACATATGGAGGATTTAAAATGGCACTTTCTGGAAGTTATAAAGTCGCGAGCAACGCGGCCATCCGTGTTCACTGTGGTAAAGCCACAGAAATGTTGTTAAGGGGACTTCAGTCTACTGCCCTCCCTATCGGCTTCACTGCATCAACCGTCACCGTAAGTTCAATGGGTGAGCGCATTGATCAAGTCCTTCCTACTGGTGGGGCGTATGAAGAGATTTCTGTAAACTACAACTTCGTTATTGGAGATCCTTCTCAGACCTATCTGATGCAAGCTGCCCTGAACAATGTTGAGATACAGGACATGCGATTCTATGTGGATGATAATGCTCTCTGTGGGGATTTTGCTACTGTAGATCTTATTTCTGATACTGGCGCGTCCTACCGTGTAGGCACATTCTCATCCCCTACTGGATCTAAGAATGAGCTTTTTACCGGCACAGTTTCCTTCCTGCCCGCTGGGGCATCTGCCCTTTTTACTGCTCATGCTAATGGTACGGATCTTGCCTTCACTTCCGGCACTGGTGGAGCAGTTGCTACGATCACTTCTACTGTCCAGAATTTTGTCACCCTTGGGTTTGAGGCCGGTCAAACCATCATTCTCGATCATGTTAACTTGCTTGACCCCTTGTTCTGTAAGGTGGGCACAGTGGGAGCGCACTTAATCACATTGGTTAATGCTGTTGGGGATGAGGCTTCGGTGCCTATTTATTCCGGGATTGCTGTAACCGCTATCCATGCTGCTGCTCCAATGCTCGCCGCTGGTTACGCTGCCCTTGCTTGTTAAGTTCTTCCCCTGCTCCCCGAAGGCGTTGGTCTCCCTAGCGGTGGACTAACGCCGGAGGGGAGTTTTAAAACCACACCGCTAAAGGAGATTTAAAATGTTAAAACTTTCCACCAAACGTACCAAATGGTTCTCTGTTCCACAGGACACTTCCGGCGAGGCCCAAGTTGAGATACTCCATCTCAAACCAGGCGAGGTCGTTGATATTGAATCCAAGTCTAATCAGATCATAGGCAGGCAAACTGGGGATCAAGATTTCCAGACCGAGATTGGGTTTAACCCAAATGAGAGGGCGAAGAAGATCGTCACTCGTGCTGTCCTTGATTGGAAAGGGTTCAATGGGATTAATGACAAGGTTCTTAAGTGCACTGACTTGAACAAGATGGAAGTCATGAAAGAATATGATTGGTTTGTGACCTTCGTTGACGACTGCCGGAAGACCTTGGCCGACGAAGTAGCTGAAGAGCAGGAGGACGCAGGAAAAAACTAGAAGACTTCAGCCTGTGGCTAAGTGAGGTAGGTCGGACATCATGCAAGGTGTGCATTGCTTATTACGGTGCTGACACACCTTGCGATCCCTGCCGACCAGAGCTGAAGGAAGTAAATGTTCCATACTTTGTACTTTATAATTATTGCCAAGATCAGGTGATAATGGGACCAGGTGGGCCGGTGTCCTTGGACGGGCATTTTATAAGGCAAGGGATGGAAGATTATCAGATTGAGAAAGATGAGTACATTGAATTTTCTCTTGCTGTTCGTCGGATAGCTGGGATTATTTACAATGCACAAGCTGAAGAAGCTGAAAAGAAGAGAAAGAAAAAATAGCCTCCCCCCTCCCAGGGGAGGTTCCTTAAAAAGGGGATCCTAGATGGCATTAGTCCTTGACATTCAAACTACTGGGGTCTCTACCTTAGAACGTGCTGTAATTGCCTTCAACAAGCTGTCCGAAAGCACGCTGAGTGCAGACAAGGCATTTGCAGCACTCTCAGACGCTGAGCAGAAAGCGGTAAAATACTTAGAGCGAATTGCTAAGGCGACTACGAAGACTTCTGAAGCCATTGCAGGGGAGGTTGCAGAACTGAGGGCCCTGGGCAGCGCTCTTTCGATGATTCCTAATATAAGCAAGCCTTTCACGCAGATAGCCTCTGATATGTCCGTGGCTAAGAACCAGTCTGCATTATTTCGCAAAGAACTCGCCCTGCTCAATGCCGAGATTGCAGCTGCCCTGCGGGGAAATAAAATAGCCACTGGTATGGTCGTAGGAGATAAGGCATCCTTAGTTTTGCTTCAGCAGATTAACGCCGAAATGGAGAAACAAGCCGGGCTTAGGGCTCAAATTGCGGTAGCTGCTGGTGATAAGGAGCGGAACGCTACTTTGAGAGAGACTGCGGACAACCTTAAGACTGCCAAGGCTGCAACAGAGGCATATATTGCTACCCTCGATAAACTCACTGCCAAGAACCAACACGCCGCTGTGGTGGAAAAAGAATTGGCTGCGGTGAGGAACCGCCATGCAGATAGACAGTATGCTATTGGAGCAGGCAGCGCAATGGGCTCAGGGGGGACCAGCAAGACAGGGGCTATTCTGGACCCGAGGGTGTTCGATAGGCAGAACGCGGCCCTTGCGAAATTACAGGAGAGACTAACCTCCTTGAAGGATTCG